GAACACATGACTAGACCAGTCGCTGATACTACTAAAGTTAATTTTAGTTATGCTGTATCTGCCCCTAGAATGTACAAAGGCCGTATAGAAAGTTTAGTTAGTAGAATAACAGGTTTTGCTGATATGATACAATTAACACATTTAAAAATGCAACAGGTAATGTCTAGGATAGTTCCTGATGGTGTATTTTTAGATATGGACGGTTTAGCAGAAGTAGATTTAGGTAATGGCACTAATTATAATCCAGCTGAAGCATTAAATATGTATTTCCAAACTGGTAGTATTGTTGGTAGATCAATGACTCAAGACGGTGGTATGAATCCGGGTAAAGTTCCAATACAAGAATTAAGAGCTGGATCAGGTAGTAGTAAAATGCAGAGTTTAATTCAAACTTATCAATATTACTTACAACTTATAAGAGATGTAACCGGACTAAACGAAGCTAGAGACGGAAGTAATCCAGATAAAAACTCTTTAGTAGGTTTACAAAAGCTAGCTGCAGCAAATTCTAATACTGCTACTAGACATATATTACAGTCTAGTTTATACCTTACTTTAAGATCGTGTGAAAATATATCATTAAGAGTTGCTGATTCTTTACAGTTTCCATTTACTAGAGAAGCTTTAAAAAATAGTATATCTAGTTTTAATACTGCTACATTAGAAGAATTAATGCAACAACAAGTTCATGACTTTGGTATTTATATAAGTTTAGAACCTGATGAAGAAGAAAAATCTCAACTAGAGCAAAATATACAAATAGCTTTAAAAGCTGGACAAATTGATTTAGCAGATGCTATAGATATAAGAGAAGTAAGAAACTTAAAATTAGCTAATCAACTTCTTAAATTTAGAAGAAAGAAAAAAGCAGAAGCAGATCAAAAAGCTGCTCAAGCTAATATTCAAGCACAAGCTCAAGCTAATCAACAAACAACTGAAAAAGCTGCATTAGTTGAAATGCAAAAACAACAAGCTTTAACAGCAAGTAAAGTTGAAGTTGAAAAAGCTAAAACAGAGTTTGATATTCAAAAAATGCAAATGCAAGCGCAGATAGATCAACAATCTTTACAGCTTAGATATGAGTATGATATGAAGCTCGCAAGTCTTAAAGTTAATAGAGATAAAGATAAAGAGCAATTTATTGAAGATCGAAAAGATAATAGAACTAAGCTGCAAGCAACTCAACAAAGTGCTATGATACAGCAGCGTCAAGATAATTTACTACCTACTGATTTTGAAACTCAAGGTAGTGACCAAACCATAGGTAATGAAATGCCTATGTAATAACTATTAATTATTATATTATATTATGTCAGAAGAAATAAAAGAAAAACCTATAGTAGATGATTCTAAAGAAGGTTTAACAATAAAAAAGAAACCTAAAAAACTAGTCCCAAAAAACACTGAGGATATAAAGGTTGATTTAGCAAAACCAAAAGAAGATGCCATTCAAACACAAGAGACAGATGATAGCAATGTTATTGTCGAAGAAAAGAAAGACGAGACAGGTAGCGAAAAAGTGGTTGAAGAGATACGGTCCACCGAAGAAAAAGTAGAAACACCTGTTGTACAAGAAATAACAGAAGAAGTAAAAGAAACTACTAAAGAGTTAAAAGAAGCTGTAAGAGATGAAAAAGTTACTGGAAAGCCACTACCTAAAAACATCGAAAAACTAGTTTCATTTATGGAAGAAACAGGTGGTACTGTAGAAGATTATGTAAATTTAAATAAAGATTATTCTAGCTATGACGAAAAATCTTTACTTAATGAATACTATAAAAAAACTAAGCCGCATTTAAATCAAGAAGAAATTAATTTCTTAATGGAAGATAATTTTTCTTATGATGAAGAATCGGATGAAGATAGAGTTGTTAAAAAAAGACAACTACTATTTAAAGAAGAAATTGCAAAGGCCAAAAACTTTTTAGAAAGTTCTAAGAGCAAATATTACGAAGAGATCAAGTTGAGACCTGGCGTAACTCAAGAACAACAAAAAGCAATGGACTTTTTCAATAGATACAACAAAGAACAAGAAATAGCTGCACAGCGTAGAGAAAACTTTAGAAATACTACTAATGAAATTTTTAACAACGACTTCAAAGGTTTTGAAATTAATGTTGGTGATAAAAAATTCAGATATAATGTTTCTAACCCTACTGCTGTTGCTGAAAAACAGTCTGACTTAAACAAGTTTGTTAAGAAGTTCTTAAACAAAGAAGGGGAAGTTGTTGACACTGTAGGTTATCACAAAGCTATTTACGCTGCTGAAAATGTTGATACAATAGCTAATCATTTTTATGAGCAAGGCAAAGCCGACGCTGTTAAGAATGTAATGGCTAAATCTAAAAACATAACAGAAACTGCAAGGCCACAAGCCGGCGGTGATGTTTTTGTTAATGGATTAAGAGTAAAAGCAGTTGACGGCGTGGATGCTTCTAAGTTGAAATTTAAAGTAAAAACAAAAAACAACTAAAATTTAAAACATGAGTTTTACAACTGGCGGGTCTTTCCCCGCATCTATTGTTCCTGCTCAAAAGAGAATGACTCTTCAAGATAATTATCTTGCTTTTGATTCATCTACTGGCGGAGGAACATTTGCACAACAATATCTTCCTGAGCTTTACGAAGCTGAGGTTGAAAGATATGGAAACCGAACTATTGGTGGTTTCTTGAGAATGGTTGGTGCTGAAATGCCAATGACATCTGATCAAGTAATTTGGTCTGAACAAAATAGATTACACGTAGCTTATAAAGCAAGTCAAGTAACTAACGTTAATAATGACGCTTCTCATAACGCTGTATTAACGCCTAACTTAGCTAACACTGCTTCTCCTGGAGTTGCGCAAACTTCACATGCTATTAGAGTTGGTCAAACAGTATTAATGTCTGACGTTGCTACTGGATTAATAGTATCTAAAGGTGTAGTACAAGCTATTTCTGCTACTACTTGTAACATTGCTGTTTATGGCGGAAGCTTTAACACTGGTGGTGCTGGTGATGGTGTACCTGCTGGATTATTAGGAGCTGGAAACTGTAACGTATTTGTTTATGGTTCTGATTTTGGAAAAGGTTCTGTTGGTATGGAAGGTTCTATTGAGCCATCTTTTACTCAATATAATAATTCACCTATTATCTTAAAAGACAACTTTAAAATTAACGGATCTGACACTGCTCAAATCGGTTGGATTGAAGTTGCTACTGAAGAAGGTCAATCAGGATATTTATGGTATCTAAAGTCTGAGTCTGAAACAAGATTAAGATTTGAAGATTACTTAGAAATGGCTATGGTTGAAGGTGAGTTTATGGCTCCTGCAACTCCTACTGTATCTAACGTTCCTTATGATTTTGGTCCTGCTAATGCAGATCAAGACATTAAAGGTTCTGAAGGTTTATTCGCTGCTATCGAAAATAGAGGTAATGTATACTCTGGTTTTGCTGGTGCTGCTGCTCCTGGTTCAGGTGCTTTAGCTGATTTCGATGAAATCCTTAAAAACTTAGATAAGCAAGGTGCTATTGAAGAAAACATGTTATTCTTATCAAGAGCTACTGCTCTAGATTTTGATGATATGATTGCTGCTGTAAATGGAGCTTATGCTTCTACAGCTTCTGCTTCATATGGTCTTTTTGACAATGACGGAGATATGGCTCTTAACTTTGGATTTTCAGGTTTTAGAAGAGGTTCTTATGACTTCTACAAAACTGATTGGAAATATCTAAACGATGCTTCTACTAGAGGTATGGATAAAGAAATCGATGGTGTATTAGTACCTGCTGGAACTACTACAGTATACGATCAAATGTTAGGACAAAACATCAGACGTCCTTTCTTACATGTAAGATATAGAGCTTCTGAAACTGAAGATAGAAGAATGAAGTCTTGGGTAACTGGATCTGTTGGTGGTGCATACACTGACACACTAGATGCTATGACTGTAAGTTTCTTATCTGAAAGATGTTTAGTAACACAAGCTGCAAACAATTTCGTATTGTTTAAAGGAGCTTAATATTTATATAATGAGAGTGGCTTTGTCACTCTCTTTATTAATCTTTTAAATAATAGAAACTATGGCAAATATCATAAAATTTCCTTATGAATCGTCAACTACGTTTGTTTCTTTAAATGTTAACGGGTGCTACAAAGTATTAGTAGGAAGTGCTACAGATCAAATTGATATGTATTACAATGTTCCTTCTGGTGCTAGTACCGCAACATATAAAGTTACCTTAGACTGGGATGGATCTGTTATCAGCCAAGCTGATATAGATGCTTTAAACACGTTGCTTAAATCATTAAGGACTAAACCAGCTGCTTCAGCTGAGTATTATTTAGTATCTAGCGACACAGCGAAGTTGTTATCAACAGCTCCGTTTGCAGTAACAAGTGCTACTCAACCTTAAAAAATAAATCATGAGCGAGAATATAATTTTAATACCGTTAAATGGTAAATTAGGAACAGGCAGTAGTTTTACTGTTGCTGCTGGTAGAGTTGATGTAACGAACGCTACTTATGTTGCTAATGGAACTGAAACTGGTTATGTTAGTACAGTTGATGCTGGAAGTGCTGGATCTGGTGCTACTTTTAAAGTAGTTGTATCTGGTAGTTCAATGGCTGCTACTACTGTCGAAGCTGATGCTGCAGGATCTGGTTACAAACCAGGTGATGTTATCTTTATCGATGGACAAAGTAAAGGCGATTTTACAGGAACAATATCTATAACTGTTATTAATGCTGATCTTCTTGGAGATGAAGCAGAAGCTATTATAGATTTAAATGCAGCTGGTGGTTATCCACTTTGCGTTAAACCTGATGGATCAAGTTACACTGATTTTGAAATTCTTCAAATTCAACCAGAACACTTGAGAGAGTGGAAAATTGTTGTAGCTGGCGGCGTAGCCGGTAACTACGAAGCAATTACTAGAAAAATAAATGATGTAATGGTAGAAGCTTTACAACAGCCAAATTCTTCACCGGTCTTAGACCTTGGTGAGGGTATTACTGTTGATAGCGTAACATTATCATAACACAACTATAAGATCCCGTTTCGGCGGGATCTTTTTTAATTATTATATTATATTATATTATGGAAACAAAAGAAAAAAAGACTCCAGAGAAAAAAGATAAATGGGAGTATAAAAATAGAACTTATTACTTAATGGGAAATAAAAACCCTTTAACTTATACATTACCTAGTAAACACTCTGCTAGATACCCTTTAGTTTGGTTTGACCAAGAATTAGGTTATGAAAGAGAATTAAGATATGCTACTAATCATAAAAGTATGTTTGTAGATGAACAAGAAGGTTCAGTTACTTTAAAACATATTGTTTTTGAAGAAGGTGTTTTATTTGTTCCTAGAGAAAAAAGAAATCTCCAAGAATTTTTAGATAAGCACCCTCATAAAAATGTTATATTTCAAGAGTATGACAAAGTTGAAGAAGCTGCAGATGAATATGACTCTATAGAACTTGAAATACAAGCTTTAAACGTAGCTTATCAAATGGATGTTGATCAAGCTGAAGCTATATTAAGAGTTGAAGTTGGTTCTAATGTATCTACAATGAGTTCTAAAGAGCTTAGAAGAGATTTATTAGTGTTTGCTAAAAGAAACTCTAAACTGTTTTTAGATTTAGCAAATGATGAAAATGTTGAATTAAGAAACTTTGGTATTAAAGCTGTTGAAGCTAAAATCTTAGACTTAGCACCTGATGGTAGAACAATTAGATGGGCTAGTAATAAGAAAAAACTTATGACAGTGCCGTTTGAAGAAAACACTTATTCAGCATTAGCTGCTTGGTTTAAAACTGATGAAGGACTTGAAGTATACAAGTCTGTACAGAAAAAACTAAAATAACAAGTGATTATAATAAAGGTGGTTTAATCGCCACCTTTTTTTAAATACATAAATATGGAACTAAACGTAAATACTGTTTACACTACAGTGTTAAGTATTCTCAATAAAGAACAAAGAGGATATATGACACCAGATGAATTTAATAAAGTAGCAACTCAAGTTCAACTACAAATATTTGAAAGTTTTTTTGAAGACTTAAATCAATATTTACGTATGCCTAAAACAGATGAAGAATTTGCGAGTAGAGTAAATCACATAGAGGAAGAAATATCTTTTTTCCAAGAGTATAAAGATGCGTCTGCTGTTTCTAGCGGCGTTTATACATTTCCAACAAACTTACATAGATTAGGTACAGTTTATTTTAATGCTGTAGCCGGTACCCCACAGGTTGAACTTGTTAATAGAAAAGAATATAAGCAACAACTTATGTCTCCATTAACTCAACCAAGTAAAAAATTTCCAATAGGTATATTAAAACAAGATACAGTAGAAGTTTTTCCAAAGGTAACTACATTTAATCCAATTAGAACTGAAGCAGTTTCTGATTTAAATTTTAGTTATATTAGAAAACCTAAAGATGTTAGATGGGGTTATAGTGTAAATTCTCAAGGTGGTTATCTTTACGATTCTAACGAAGTACATGGTTTAGCTGCTAGTCAAAATTTAATTTCAAACGTTACACAAAATGCCACAGGTATAACTAATGCTACTTATAATATTACAGTTGGAACTACTAGCGGAGTTACAACTAGCGGAACAGGTAGAGATTTAGATTTAGCTATTGTAGTAAGTGGAAATACAGTTACCAATGTTAATGTAGGTATTATTGGTACAACTGGTCAAGGTTTTAATGCTGGTGACACTATTACTATACCTCCGTCTGTTCTTACTGGTGCTAATCAAAATGTTATAATAACTTTAACTCAAAGTAATTTATATGTTGGTACTAGGTTTTCTCAACAATTTGAAATAGACTCTTCTCAACAAACTAATACTATATTAGAAATATTAAAATATTCTGGAATTGTTATAAGAGATCCACAAATAGTTCAAGCTGCTCAGCAAGAATTAATACAAGACCAAGCTAACGAAAAAAGATAAAATATGTCTACATTAACTAATTATGAAAATCCAGGTTTGATTAAACAAACTAATTCAGAATATTATGCTGGAAAAGTAACTGTTGTTGGTAGTGGAGCTTCTCCTCAAGTTATTAACTGGCCAACTAACTTAACTCCATTAATATGGACTGACCTTCTAACAGCAGCAACTCAAAAATCTGTAAACAATTATGATGTATACATAGATAATGTTTTACAAGCCCCAGGCGTTGGAAGTTATATAAGTGATCAAGTTACTACTACTTTAAGTAATAGTAGTGATCCTGCTACATCAGCTCAAACAGTAACAGTAACTTATACTGGAGGTGTTCCTAACACTTCTTTAATAAGCATACAGCTAAAGCAAGAGTCAATATGGGATAATTATAAAAATTACCAATACTCTACACTAAGTGATATTGTTTCTAACTTTATGATTTCTTATGTAGGTACTGATAGGATAATTCGAAGAGCTAGAAGATCAGAGATTATATTTCATGCTAAAAGAGGTTTACAAGAATTTAGCTATGATACGTTAAGATCTGTTAATACTCAAGAACTTACTATACCTGCTAATTTAAGCTTACCTTTACCACAAGATTACGTTAATTATGTTCAACTATCATATATAGATGGTTTAGGCGTGAAGCATATTATATATCCTACTACTCTAACTAGTAATCCTACAGCTCCATTAATACAAGATGATCAAGGTGTTCCTACACAAGATCAATATGGTAATAACATAGAGTCACAACAGTCTATTACTAATGAAAGGTGGAGAAATGCTAATCAAAGAAATTTAAATGGTACTAACTTTGAAAACGACGATGCTAATGTTTACAATTGGCAATGGTGGAAAACAGCGTTTGGTCAAAGATATGGATTAGACCCTGCAATTACTCAGACTAATGGTTGGTTTACTATAGACGAGAGAAGAGGAGCATTTGCCTTTAGCGGTAATCTTCAAGGCAGATTAATAACATTAGAATACATATCAGACGGATTAGGATATAGCGAAGATAGTAGAGTTCCTAAAATGGCAGAAGAAGCTTTATATATGTATATTATGTATAATATAATATCTACTAGATCTAATATACCTGAATATATTATAAATAGATATAGAAAAGAAAAGTCTGCTAAACTAAGAAACGCAAAAATAAGATTATCAAATATTAAATTATCAGAATTTACTCAAGTAATGAGAGGTAAATCTAAATGGATTAAAAGTTAAATATGGCTGAAATGAAAAATAATTTCCTACAGTCTAAGATGAACAAAGACTTAGACGATAGGATCTTACCAAAAGGACAGTATAGAGACGCTCAAAATATAAATATAAATAAATCAGAAGGAGCAGATGTTGGTGCGTTAGAAAATGTTAAAGGCAATGCTTTATTAACTAATTTTAATCAATCAAATGGTAGTATAGATCAAAAGAATATAGAAATTATAGGCTTATATACCGATGACGAAGCTCAACAAATATTTATCTTTGCTACAAATTTTACAGATTCAACCCCTACTAGGTTAGGCATGCATGCAGGTGCTACTAATGCTATTTGCTATATAGGTATGAGAGATTTAAATAGTAGTACAGATTTTATACTAGCTAGTGGTAGTTTTTTAAATTTTTCTAAAACTCACAGGATAAGTGGAATAAACTTATTGCAGGACTTTTTATATTTTACAGATAACAGAAATCAACCTAGAAAAATAAATGTAGAAAAAGCTAAAAGTAATAGTAATTATTATAACTCAGAAGATTCTATTAGTGTATTAAAAATAAATCCTTGGCGTGCAATGAGGTTTTATAATATAGATTCTTCAGTTGTTTATTCAACAATGAAAAATAAAAGTAATGAGTTTTTACCAAATGCTGTATCTCAAGAATATACCATTGGAGCAACTTTAACTGTAACTAGTGGGGTAACTGATATAACTACTTCTACTGGTAGCTTTCCCGCTTCTTATTTAGGTACTAGAGTTAGAATAACTAACGGTGGCAATAATGTTGCCGGAGTTCCAGATGTTGTTACTATTTCAAATATTGGAGCCGGCACAATTAAAGTAACTTATACTGGAGCGTCATTTACTCTTCCATCATCATCTTCCGTAGATCCGACTATTATTACTGCAGGTGTTAATCCAGACTATGACGCTAATTGGCCTGGAGATGCACAGTTTTTAAAAGATAAGTTTATAAAATTTGGATATAGATTTAAATTTGAAGATAATGAATATTCTTTAATATCGCCACTATCCCCTTCTTTATATATTCCTTTACAAGATGGTTATTTTTTAGGTAATAAAATAGCAGCTGCAGCTGATAACTTTAATCAAGAAGTTGATACTTACGAGTCTACAGTAGTTTCATTTATGGAAAACAAAGTAGATGAAGCTGATATATACATTGATTCTCCAGAAGGAGAAAACTGGAGTATAGCTTTAGATAAATATGGAATAAAACAAATTGAAATAATATATAAAGACTCTCAAGATAATAGCTTTAAAGTAGTTGATACTATAGAAAAAAGTACTTTAGCTAATTTAACTAGCACTGAGTTTAAATATATTTATCAATCAAGAGCGGCAATAAGAACTTTACCAGAGTCAGATTTAACTCGAGTAGCAGACAAAGCACCTATAAGAGCTGAAGCTCAAGAGCTTACAGGTAATAGATTACTGTATGGTAATTATGTATCTAAACTAGGATCAATAGATTCAAATGATTATAGAATATCTATAGGTCCTAAACTTCCTGAAAGTACAAATGCTCAAGATGTAGCTACTCAACCTTATTTAATAAAAGAATTTCAAAACCATACAGTAAAACAAAATAGAAGTTACCAAGTTGGTATAGTATTTCAAGATAGATATGGTAGATCATCTGATGTAATTTTATCTTCTTTAGATGAATCTTTAGCAACTTTCGCTGGTTTTACTTTTTCAGGTTCAACGGTTAATCATCCATATAGAGGTCTTGGTGATGAGCTGTTTCAATATGACTCTGGTACAAACATTGCTGATAATGTTTGGCCTGGTGATTCTATAAAATTATTATTTAGTACACCTATACCAGAAGCAACTGACGATCCAACTTACGCAGGCTTATATGTGCCTATAGGTGCAGTTGAAACTCTACAAATAACTGGTCCTTCTAGTGATTTTGGAGGTGCTGGTTTTACTGCTGGAACAGTGGCTAGTGGAACTTATGATGGAAATACAATAGAAGTGAATATAACAAGTGTAAGTGGCGGAGCTATAACAGGTTTTACAGTGGCAGACGCAAGTGAAGCATTTACATTAGGTCAAGTTGTAAGTTTTTCTTCAGCTAGTTCTACTATAGACTGCGAAATGACTGTTAGAAAATTAAAAAATCCAAATCCTTTAGGTTGGTATACTTTTAAAGTTGTAGTGAAACAACAAGAGCAAGATTATTATAACGCCTATTTACCGGGTATATTAAATAGAGGTCCCTCTGCTGTAAGTTACGAGTCTACTAGTGATGCTTTTATAGTTTTAAAAGGTGATAATATAAATAAAATACCTAGAGATCTTCAAGAAGTAGGACCTACGCAAAGTCAATTTAGCTCTTCTGTAGAGCTTTTTGGTAGAGTAGAGCCAAAAGGAAGTACACTAGGGCAAGATGAAAACAAAAACCAACAATATAGACCGTTAAATTTACCTGATACAGCAGTTAGTATAGGTACATTAAAAGATTTAGGATTAGAAACAACTATTGAAGGTGCAGAATTTTTAACTACAGCTGGTACAACTGGTTTCAACTTGTCTCCTTTTTATGGTATAGAGGGTAATGCTACTGGAACACTTAGTCCTATTATAACTTATAAAGAAGATAATAATACACTTATTGCTAAACTTTCTACACAAAAAGCAATAGGTATAAAAGGTGGACAAAACACTAACGCAACAGGAGTTACTTTAACTACTCAAAGTCAGTTAGGTTTATGGTATTTGTACCCAGGTTTATCTATATATGAGACACAACCTACTTTTTCTCAATTAGAAATATTCTATGAAACACCAACTACTGGAACTATAAAAGCTTTAAATAAAGCTGTGTTAGTGGGAGACGTAGATACGCCTAGAAATATAACAGATTTTGTTTTTACATTGCCAGAAAGCACCGCCCCTAACACCGTTGTTTCTACAGACTTTTTCCCAATAAGTGCAGGTGGTTTACAATTAGCCAATGTTAATACAACTTGTCAAATAACTTCTGTTTTAAATGCACAAGGTACAGATGTTACAAATAAATTTGTTGTTGAAAAAGATACTATTACATTTGCTTTTAGAATTAAAACAGCAGCTCTTCCTAATGGAACTTTTGTTTTTACTTCTAATGCTTCTTTTGAAAATTATCAATTTAACTTTACATTTACCAATGTTAATGTATCTGGTACAGTTTTAGCAGGCTCTGTTTCATATGGACCTCCTTCTAAAAACAATCCTTTAACTAATATTCAGCCACACTGGAATAATAATGGTGGTTCAGACATTGTTATGGGAACTCAAAGAGAGTGGGATCCTGTTGGTGCTGGTGGTACTGCAGATTCTGACGCTTTACCAGCTGGCCCTGTATTAGATGGAAAAAATGGAGCTTATGCAAACGATCCAGCGCAAACACCTTTTTTATCAAAAGCTGGTTTATATTGGGAGTTTTTTACTAGAAATTCTCTTGGAGAAAGTGTTGGTACTTTAAATATTAACTGGTATGCTAAAGGTATTCAAATAAACGCAAACAGTTTTAACGCAGTAGGAGGTTTACCAAGATTTGAAACAAGAAACACTGGACTAGCTGGAGTTACTTTACCAGACGGAACTTCAATAACTCAAGTAAGTGGTAGTTTACCTGAAACAGTTTATTACAGACTACAAGCTTATAATCCTTGGTGGCCATATATTTACAACCTTTCTTCTGTACCTCAAAGTGCAGGAGGTTTTATTGCTGATTCAAGTACTGACGGGATATATATAACAAGTGGTGCTCCTATTATAAATACTACTATAACTCCTCCAGCTGGAGCTCCTAGTATTGTTGGAAAAACTAACTGTAGGTTTGATACTAATTGGATTATGACAGGTAAAATTTATGATGCTACGTATTCACCAACAGGTGGCGTATATATTGTGACTGGATTAAGTGATAATAGAACTTTTAATTTATCAATGACAGTAACACCTGTTGTTACATAATTTATTAATATGAGTACAATTGTAGAAACTTCTTATTTTAATTCTTTTCTTCTAAAAAAAGCTGGTGTAAATGCTACTACTGTCAATGCTGACGATATTAGAACAGGTATATGGCCAAGTTTACCATGGGCTAGCACACTAACTGGTTATCCATCTTTTCCTACTTTTAGCGGGTTAGCTTCATCTGTAAAAGACTTTTCTTGGTATGTAGAAGAGTCTAGAATTAGAGGTGGATTTAATAATAATCAAACAGAATTAGGTCCTAGAGCTTTTGTAGCTACAGAGGACAATGGCGGTCAAGTAGCTAACAATGGTATTATATTTTCAGGCATATTTAATTCTGCAACAGGGGTAAATAACACTAATGTTTTTTCTATAGCTCAAAACATAACTAAAGAGTTAGATCCAAGATTTGGAAGTATAAGAAAATTTTACGCTACAGATACAGATTTAAGAATATTTCAAGAATTAAAAGTAAGTAAATCATTAATAGATAAAGATGCAATATTTACTGCAGATGGTAATCCTCAACTAACAGCTTCTACTTTAGTTGTAGGACAAAATTTACCTTTTGCTGGAGAATATGGTATAGGTAACTTTCCAGAGTCGTTTGCTAAAAAAGGTTACCGTAGTTACTTTGTTGATAATAACAAAGGTGTAGTGTGTAGATTATCAAAAGACGGTATTACTGAAATATCTCAAAATGGTATGAGAGATTATTTTAGAGATGAGCTAAATCAAACTACAGGTGGTTTTTTAAAATTTGGTTTAAATGCTTCTAATACTACTGCGGTTTTAAATGGAGTATTTGAGTTTGAAATTAATTCTTCAGGAGTAAAAAACTTAGAAATAGGTATGAGCTTTACTTTAAACTCAGAAATATATACTATAATAAGTATGTCTGATACAATTGTAAACGACACTAGAAGACAGGTGACTATAGATAAGGCACTTACTACTAGTACTAAAACTAATTTCTTTATAACTAAATGGGATAATAATAAAATCGTAGGAGGTTATGATATGTATCAAGACACTTACACTTTATCTATACAAAGTCCTCAGTCAGATGGTTTCTTAGGCCCAAGAACCAGTGACACATTAGTGTTTGACGAACAATCAAAAGGCTGGACAAGCTTTTATAGTTATACACCTGTATTATTAAATAGCTTAAATAATAGTTTTTACTCAGCTTTTAAAAATCAAGTTTGGATTCATTATGATGAGCTTACTACTAGAAATACTTTTTACGGTACTCAATACGATTCTAGTATAACTTTTGTATTTAATGAGTCACCTTCTTTAAAGAAAAACTTTTTAACTGTTAATTATGAAGGATCAAGTGGCTGGCAAGTTGATTCTTTTTCTAGTGGAGTTACTGGTCCAATACTAAACGATCAGGATTATGTTAGTTCTCAAGATACAATTATGTCTGTAAAAAGTTTACAAGATGGAGAATACACAGATCCACTTACTGGATTAAGAGCATATGCAGGTTTTCATTTAAAAGAAAATTTATATACAGCTAATTTAATAAACAACTCTTCTTTAGCACCTGGTGAAATAGTAGATTTAACAGGAGTTGCTCGATCAGGAATAAAAGGATTTTTTACTACTGTTAAAATTTCTACAGATGATAGTACTGATTATGGCGGTGTAAAAGAATTATGGTCAGTAGGTACTACATTTGTAAGATCATCTTAAATTAAATATAATTAAATGAACAACATACAAGTAATAAAAAAAATATTAAGTAAACAAAATAAAGGGGTAAAACTACTTGGAGACGCTACTAGTGTTTTAAAAAATAGTGAACATCTTCCAATAAAGCATGAGTTTGCTGATCAAATATATTTAAGACAAATGACAATAAAAAAAGGTATGGTAGTAGTAGGCGCTATACACAATCATTTGCATATATTTTTTTTATTAAAAGGGCACTTAACACTTTCAGACAAAAATACAGTTGAGGATTATGAAGGACCTTGCTATGTTATTTCTAAGCCTGGTATTCAAAGAGCTGTTTATGCTAACGAAGATTCTGTAGTTGTAAATATACATAAAAATCCTACTAATACTACAGATATAGACAAAATAGAAAGTGAATTAGTTTCTTTAAACATGGAAGATTATGAAAAATATATTAATAATAAAAAATAAGATATTATGGGTTTTGCAATAGTAGCAGCAGTAGCGGCCCCTTTAGTTGTGGGAGGAATACAGATGGCAGTAAATAATAAAAAAGCTAAAGATATGGAAGGTGAATTGCAAGCTGCTCAAGGAAATATAAACAGATTATTAGCTGATAGAGAACCTGTATACGATGCGTCTGGCAAGATACGAGAAATGAAAGATTCAGTACAAAATCCTTTTGCTAATCTTGGTGTTGCTACTCAAGCAGCTGAAATGCAGGCAGAAGAAGCAGATATAGCTTTAGCTAATACACTAGAAACTGTTAGGGCTACAGGCATGGGCGCTGGTGGTGCTACAGCTTTAGCTCAAGCTGCAGCTAGAAGTAAAAAAGATATTGCTTCAAGTATAGAATCTCAAGAAGCTCAAAACAATAGATTAAAAGCTCAAGGTGAGCAACAACAGCAACAACAATTATTAAACTTAGAATCTCAAGCTATATCAGCTGAAGAAAGAGCTGCAGCTGGTGAAGATGCTAGAGTTCAAGCACAGATAGATAGAGCTTATGGTGAATCTGATTTTTTAAGGTCAAGACAAATGGGACTTGAAGACGCAGCAGACGCAGCTATGATGGCTGGTATATCTGGAGCTACTAGTGTTCTTTCAGCTTCTGCAGGTACGGGTTTCAAGGTGGGGTAGCCCCCTCTAATAGCCCAGCAACACCCACAACAGTTCCGCCTTCTATAGGCAGCGACTATGTTGATCTTGGATTAGGAAATTTTGATCCTAGTAATCCAATGTATGGAATAGCCCCTTAAAAAAATAAATATGAGTCAAAGACAAGTAAATTTAAAATCAAGAAATTTCGCATCAGATGCAGTTAGAAATGTACAGCAAGCTACTCAAACAGGTTTGTCAAGTATAGCTAGGTTTCAAGCTGAAGCTAAAAAACGTAAAGCAGCTTCTGAAAAAGCTATGCTTATAGGTTTAAATACCGCTGAAACATTACAGTTGAAATATCAAGATAAGGTAGGTCAAGCTCCTTCAGATACTAAAGCAGCTTTAAATGCTTATGTTAGAGGCGAAGCAATGAAGATAGGTGATTTAAAAGCTAAAGCCTCTATGCCTGGTGCTAGTCAAGAAGATATTGCAGCTTATCAAAAACAACTTGCTGATGGTATGTCTAATCTAGATGCTGTAGCTACTTACAGCGTTAATTCTTCTAAAAGTCAAAATATATTTCAAGGACATTTAAATGCTGTTAAAACTAATAGTAATATAGGTAGACTGACTGATGAAGCTTTAAATGATACAGAAATGATTAAATTTGATTCTGATTTAAGTAGCGGCATGATGAAAGATTTTACAGTTTATAATGATCCTAAAACAGGTCACGTTTCAATTTCATTTAGCGATGGTAAGACTACTACTAATAGAGACATTTGGGCGTCTAATGAAGCTTTTAAAAGCACAGGCCAAAACTTAGCTAGCTATGTTATAACAAAAGAAGATAATATAACAGGTGGTAATTATGCTAAAGCTTATGAAAATGAGCTTAAAGATTTTAAAGATTTAGTTCCTGTTGTTTCTCAAAAAACTAAATACGACAGAAAAACAAATACTGAAAAGACAATTACAACATCTGGTGTAGTTAAT